GACTGTAAAGGTTGGAAGGCTGTTATAGGTAGCCGCTGTTAATACGTCTCCTGTTGTGACTGGAAAGGTTGCCATTATGCTCCTAATAACTCAATGTAGATGTGCCGATTATACCGTATGTACTGCTTCCAATAATGAAACCATCCACTATTGGCTCAAGCGTGGTGATTGCTACTTGCATTTTGTTAGCTGTTATATCCCAAGCAAATCCCTGCGCCTGTAGTGTCTTAGTAATAGTCGAGCCTGATTCTGTGACGTTTGTAATTTCTAAATTGTCAAAGTAATCAAGCCCAATAAGGGTATCCGTTGGTACTGCTGGATCTAGTAAATCCACCAGCATCTCGTCAATACGGATGGTGGTTTCCTTGCGGGTATTGACGTAATTCTGGGCTGCGCCTAGTACCTGCGCATCTGTCTCGGCAATGAGGTTCTCTTGGTTCAAGCCATGTGGGAAGTATTTGTCAATCGAGGACTGGCTAAACACGTTCTGGGTAACTGCTCCTGCTCCAGCGCGGGTAAATCGGACATCGTTGATAATGAGCTTGTCATCGAAGGCATACTTGACATTTCTGTAAGGGATGCCTGTGGTCTGGTTAAAGGCTGTGGCTGTATCGCCAAGGCTAGCGGTAACTTCGCTGCGAGACTTATAGACGGCAGTTCCATCGGGGCTCATGTAGAACGCTCCAAGCCCTTCCGAGAACTCTGCGTTCTTAATAGCATCGAGGGTTGTGCGTACTGTGCCTGTGTCTGCAATACAGGTGGCATCTCCTGTTGAAATCTGTCGCATGGAGTTAGGGAACTGGACATCATCTAGAATCTTGCCTATGCGTGTGCCTGTTGTCTGACCTGCTGCTGTATCGGCTACTGTGGCGATGTTTGACATCTGCAAGAGACGGAAGCCATCTGTACATAAGATGTCCACATAGGCTGTCTCCTGCCCTACAGGGAAGGTATAGCGGTAGTCATTGACATAGCCAGAGAATAAGAAGTGGTCTGCTGTGGCTGTGGTGGCAGAGATGCGCACCTTGCGTAGAGGCACAAGATAGCCAAAGTAAGGCGAGGCTGGGTTCTGTGGGTTAAAGTAGCCTAAAGGGTCTAGCACTCGGACAATGGCTGTACCAGCATCGTAGGTGTCTTTCAGGATATTACGTCCACGCCTGATTGAGATGCTGTACACGTCAGGAGTAAGATCAACTGTAGGAATGATTACATCAGATGAGCCGAATGAATTAACACCGATAACGCCGTTATCTGGTGATCCGATGACGAAGCCAGTACCAAAGGTAGCACCAGAGCTAAAGTCAAAGGTGACTGCTATCTGTGCAGGTAATGTCATCCCGCAAAGCCACCAGTTCTGCGGTTGATATAGGAAGAGTCTCCAGTAGATAGTGACTTCTGCTGTAAGCCTGATGCGATAGCGTCAATCAACTGATCGCCATTACCAACAAGCTCGACCTTGATGCTTCCTGCCTGACCAAATGGTGTTCCGATAAAGCCAGAGCCGTTGCCGCCAGCTTGACCGAATGGTGTGCCTAGGGCTGCCGCTACTGATGAACCAGCCTGACCGAAAGGAGTGCCGATATATGTAGGCACGTTTGTAGATGGCAACGCTGAAGGTGATGATGCTGCCGCCTGTGCTGCCGTACCCATAGGTGCTGCAACTGTCATACTTGCAATTCTTCTAGCCTTCTCTGCCAACATATCAAGGTAGGCTTCCCATGACGCGAAAGGATTCTTAGCATCTGGAAGGCTGGCAAGGTAAGCAGCCAGTCTTTCGCCTAAACCTTGAGCAATAGCAATTTGATAGGTAAGTTTCTTGGCTTCTTCTTCGTTGCCTGTTAATAACGCAAACTGCAATTCTAAACGTTTGCGCTCTTCGTTTGATAAATTACCTTTAAGGGCAGCGATAATCTGAATCTGATCCATGTCAAAGAGAGTGCCAGCCTTTTTAAGTGCGGCTTGCTTCTTTTGCTCTTCTGTAAGTTTTTTAGTCTGTTTAAGTTGTTCGTCTGCGCGCCTCTTAGCTGCGCGCTCTGCTGCTTTCTCTGCTGCTATCTGTGCGGCTGACTTAGGCATATTGACGTTAGCCCAAGGCTTCATGTAATCGCGGCGTAGGCGGCGGTTGTATTCTTCTACTTGAGCCTTCTGAATAGCATCTCTCATGCCACCAAAGGTTTTAGCGTTGAGAACTCCACGAATGATTGTCACGCCCTCTTGGAAGGCATCGAACATTCCTACAATCTTGTCTGTTAAAGTTTCAATTCTGCTGATGAGTTGGTCAATATCGCTTGCGCCGCTTAAAGCCATAGACAGGTCAATTATTGCCCCGCCAATCTTCTCCTGCGCTTCTCCACCTGCCACGCCTAGGGCTTGCAACTTTCCTGCATAGGTATCTAAGAAGGCTGCGTTAGCACCAGAGAACTGCTTATTCAGTCTGGCTGTAAGTTCCTCAAAGCTGGCGGTTTTAAGCTGCGCTTGGGTGAGCCCAAGGTTGTACTTGCGAAGTCCTCTGGTCTGTCCTACATAGGCGTTAGCCAAGTCCTGCGCTACTGTCTCAAGCGCGATGCCACTACCAGCAGACACATCTATGGCTTGAGATAAGATTCTCTGGCTGGCTGTAAGTGAGCCAGTTGTGTTGATAAGAGCTTGGAAGGCTGGACGTAGTTGATCGTCTGCGACTGCTGTGGCTCTTGACAGATTGTCAATGTACTGCGTGACTGCTGGAGCCGCTAGTTCTAACCCTAGATTCTTTAGGGCTGTGGTCAGACGTACTGCCGCCGCTTCATCGGCTGCAAAGGCTTTGACTGATGCCTTGCCAAACGCGACTACCTTGCTAACCGCAAAGACTCCAACAATTTGCTTGCCTAGTTTGCCAACAGCTTTTTCAAGTCCAGTAGTAGCCTTGGTCGCTTCCGTAAAGGCTTTCTTGCCCTTGAACTCGGCGGCTACGTCAATTCTTAAATCTGCCATCAGACTTTATCCTTTAGTGAATCAAACTTGGTTACAGCCTTCTGAATCGCCTTTACGACTCCATCTTGGGCTTTTCCTTTATCTTCCTCAAAGGCTCTAAAGATTGCGCGTCCAGACATCTTCTGTCCTTGACCTTTAATCTGTCCACCTAGGCGTGGAGTAAAGTTGCCTGTGTTGCCAGACTTGCGCCCTGCTGTCTCATAGATAGCACCAGCAGCAGACTTGTTAAAGATAGAAGCAAGAGCTACGAAGCCACTTCGATTAGGCTTGCTAGGTGTTGCCTTGTAGGTGATTCCTCTGCGAGCGTCTGCCTGATCGTATAGGCGATTTGCCCAGCGACCCTGTGCGTTATTGCGCTTGACCCAGCCGCTAGGTGCGGCTTCGTTGCTAGGTAGAAAGCCTCTGGCATCTCTGACAACTGGCTTGAGGAATGACGCTATCTCTTTGGTGGTCTCTTTAGCCAAGGTAGGCTCAACTATGCGAAGGGCTTTAACGAGTGCGGTTGCGCCTTGAAGTTTGACTGGCATCGCTTCGCTCCTTCGCTAAATCGTTTAGTACCTGTACATGAGCCTTGAAAGCCATCGGAGAAAGTTCCACGATGGTGTTGAACGGAACTCCATACTCGTAACTTAATCTAGTAGCGAGATAGGTGAGGGAGTTCCGATCTAGCCTAAAGGGTCAGAGTCAAGCACCTCGACATTTTTCAATGTCGAAATGAACTCTTCGCCGAAAGGCTTGACTGTTTCACCCGAACGTCTAATTGCTTCCCAGCACAACCAGAAAATATCTGACTGCTTCTGGTTTTCTAGAAGGGCTTTGTGGAAGCCCATCTTGGCATAGTTCTCAAAGCTCCATTCAAGTATCGGAGTTATCTCGAACTCCTGTACCTGTCCGTCAGCCCTTGTTACTTTAAGTTTAGCCATAGCCCTTATCTCCTTCTTACGCTGTTGTTACTGCGATTGTACCTGATACGTTCCAAGTTACGGACTGTGTAGAGATGTCTCCAACTGCGCCGTTGATTGGTGTTGTGTTATTGACAAGGCAGGTCATTGTGTAAAGTGGGTTTGTCGCAGAAGTAGCGGAAGAAGTCTGCTTGACTGTTACTACTGTGTTTGTTCCCCATACTGTCTGCAAGGTCTGAAGTGTCTTAGATGTTGCTTCATCGTTAAAGAAGTCAATAGTGATAGATGAGGCTTCTAGTCCCTTAACGAACTTGTGACCTGAATCACCCATTGCTGTTACTTCGAGTTCATCGAATGAGCGGTTGATTGTTACTGATGATACGAGTGAAGATAGATCTACCGCATTGACAGTTAGAACTACTCCGTTGCTTAGATATACTGCCACGATTTATTCCTCTTCTTTCTTAGTTGGCTTTGTTTCTGGCTTAGAAGCAACCTGACCGATTTTAATCAGGAAGGCTTCGTTCTCTTTTTCCCATTGTGCTAAATCGGTCATGATTTAACTCCATTCCGTTAAGGTGCTGATTGCAATATCGCAAGCCAGCAAGTCTCCTGTTGGCAGGTTCAGCACTTTAGGGCTGGACACGCTGCCTACATTGAACACGATAGATGAGGCTTCCAAGAGCTGAAAGACTCGAACCACATCATCTTCAATTCCTGCGAGGTTTCCCTGATTGTCCAGTAATGGCACAAGGATAGTAATAGTAAAATTGGCTAGCGGCGCGACTGATGTGCGGTCATTGTTGGTAGGGGTAATGTACGGATCACTAGGGCTCAAAATAAGGCTGTTGGCGATGGGTGTCGCTGGCGGAAATGAAAATACTGACCATTTGGTATTGTCTGTAAGTGCCGAGGCTATAGAAGCTCGAAGTGTGGTAATCGCTGGCATCAGCCCACCATTGAGTTAGGGCTTAGGAATGGTGCTAGTAAGCCACGAACGCGAGCCATGAGCTGATTAGACATGGTGTAAGGGCTTGGTGCGTAGCCGTCAATAGATACGCCTTGACCTGTTGGCGCTTGACGCGCTTGCCAAATAGCCACGCTGATCATAAGACTAGCTTCCTGTACTGCTGGCTTGCTTGAATAATCTGTGTAAGTAGTTGCCGCCACCTGACCATAAGGGTAAATAGGGTGAAAAGTCTTAACGACATTAGCCGCATGAGTTGTTGTAATGTCAATGCTTTTTCCATTGACTGCATTGACTGTCTTTGAGCCGTTAAAAGCTGATCCACAACCTGTGACTGTAATTGTCTGCCCGACATAGAAAACGTCCTCAACGTAATCGTTGAAGTATAAGACCCCTGCTGTGCCATTGTTAGAATGACCTGTTGCTGGAAGTACGTTTGTCCATAGAAAAGGCAACAAGACATCATCCGAGGCATCGCAGACTGACTGAAGCACAGAATCTTGGTACAAACTTCCAATTCCAAGTGCTGTGCGTAATTCCGCAACTGTCGTGATTGACATTGTTATCCTTTCTAAAGACTAGGGGAGCTGCAAGGGCTCTGGCAGCCCCCCTAGCGACTTAGGGTGTTATCAGGTTAGGTTAAACCAGTTTGCGCCAGCCGCTAACTTAGTGGCAAGTGCGCCCTGACCGAATAGTAGAATATCTACAGTTCCGTCAGAGTTAATGTTTGTACGAAGTTGCTGACGAGCGCCTTCATACCATGTGTAAGCATCTGGGTTAATTACAGCCATTGAGTAATCGGCTGTGCCAACTCCGCCAGAACCCTTCATGTAGCGAGATACGCGCAAGTCAAGTCCAGCTACGTTGCCGCGCAAACTTGTAGGTGATAGCGCTCCCGCATTATTTTGAGGATTTGCAGCAATGTAAATTGGGCGTCCTGCATCGTTGTACGACATAATGTTAGCCCATTGTTCTGGAGTAACAATCATGTTGCGCGCAAAGCCAAGTGATGCAGAATAAACTGCCGCTGCTGCGCTTGCAACATAACTTAGCAATCCTGTTGCTGAATTAGCCTGTGCTGTTGCGTTAAGTGTTCCTGCGCCCTGAATTGCTGTAGTTACAAACTCTTCTGTATCTTTAGCATAGGCATATTCCATTTGAACAAGCAGTTCATCAAGGAATGCAGGTGTTGAGTTTGTAAGAAGTTCGAGAGTGGTAATTGCGCGACCCTTAAATGACTTCTTTGTAACTGTAATAAATGATGCTTCAAGTTGTGACTCTGTTACTGCGCCATTCTCGTCAATCTGGTCAACAAGAGGAACTTCAGTAATCTTTGGCAACTCGAATGTTTTTCCAAACTCTGGCATTGTGCCACGAGAGACCGAGTCAATCATCGGACGATCTGCGTTTGAAAGGAAGTTGAGGAGCTGTGTGCTCTGTGGTGTTGGGATAAATCCTGCACCTGTTGTCTGATCGTTGTCAGCAGCGCGAAGCCATTGACGTGAATCTTCATCACCAAAGACATTAGCCTTAAGTGTGTTTTCCAAGTAATTGCGCTTTGTGATTTCAATTCTTGGGCTGGTGTACATCATTGCTTGAACAGTAGGGCGAGCAGCTTCCACAGCCGCAGCTTCTACTGGTGTTGCTTCGACTGCTGGAGTGGTTGATTCTTCCACGGGGGCTGTCTCGCTTTCTGTAGTTGGAGTTTCAGCAGGGGTAACTTCCTCTGCTGCGATCTCTAGAACTTCCGCAGACTTAAACGCCGCTTCTGTGACTAGAGAAACTTCTTTTAACTTCGCCGCTGTTACGACTGTGTAGCCATCGCGTGATGGCTTAGATGAAATAATCTCTGCGCCTATTGACAAGCCAGAAACAAGCCCTTCTTGTGCCATGACAAGCGCATCGTTGCCACCTGATGAACGTGACAACTTAAAGGTTGCATAAATGCCATCTTCGCGGACTTCTGCCGAAGTCATGCGACCAACTGGCTTCTTCATGTCGTGCTGTGATAGCAATTTAATCTTGGTCGGATCAGCAATTTCGATAGAGCCAGCAGCAAATGTGTATGCGCCTAGATTTGTCTGACCAATTTCACCAGTTCCCATTGGCACGATTTTGCCAGAGATTTCGCGGCGTTCTTCGCTGCACTCAATAGAGGCGGCTTCGATGTACAAGGTTTCCATTATATTGTCTCACTTCCGTTTGGAGTTAAATCTTCCATTTCCATCGCTTGTTCAGTTGTAATTAGTTGAAGTTCAAGCATCTTCTCAATTACAAGAAGTCGCTCCATTGGTTCTGTACGAAGGAATGAGTCATCAAGTGCAAACTTGACGTAATGCCCTGCGGTTGAGATGTCATCCATAGATAAGCGAGATTCAATAGCTGAAATGTAAGGCTGGAAAGCAAGGGCTACCAACTGCTTTCTTTCATCTAAGATATTGGCGTAAGTCATAGATGTGTTCTGATCTGCTGACACATAGTAAGCAGGGATGCCGCAGAGGCGGGCAATTTCTGTCGCTAGGTTCTGGATTGCTTCGTTGTACATCATATCTTTAGGTGAGAACTGTGTGCCTTGGAACTCAAGAGTGCTAGTTAAGTAGGCAGTTGAGTTGTTTTGACGGCTGCGCTTCCAAGCTGCCAAAAGTCCAGAGACCTCGGCAGGTGGTAGGTCTGCTCCTGTGTTCTTCAATATGCCAGAAGCCATTGGTGTAGCTGATGCAATAGCAGCAGCCTTGTTAATGTCAATCGCTGACTGGATAGTACGAGAGCCAGCATTAAGTATGCCTTCGTTAAAGGCTTGGAACGTTACGAGTGATCCTAAACCTGACATTGGGCGAGGTGAGCCATCCACATAATATTGAGTTACATATACGTTGTGAACATCTAGGTCAAAGGTGACACGTGTGTTAGATACCCACTCAAAGGAAGCGCCTCTTCCGTCCTCCTGATAAACCTCAACAATTTCAAGAAAGGCTTGCCCATACATAAGAAGGCTGTCAACCAACCAGCTTATTGTTACAAACTGTGGCTGTGACTTGGAGAGTTGGTGAACCCATCGAGGTGCAGCAATTTCTTCGCCTGTGGACTTCTTCTTATACTCAAGAGGAATTGTTCCAACTGTGCAAAGTAAATCGCGGCAACGTTTAAGAGCTGGAACGCTCATGGCATCGCGGCGTGAGATTACTGGGAATGTAAAGCTGTAAATCGAGTTGAGGTTATCGCCCATAATGTGCGGGGCGGCTTGTGCTTCAATTACTTGCGGCTTACGCGAAAAGAGACCCATAGGGTGCAATTATACACTACATGTAGATTATTCTGTGTATATAGCCGCTACCTGTTGTGGTTTGTAAAGCATGTGAACAACCATCGCGGTAGCAATCGCTCCAGAGACATCTCCCGCGCTCTTGCGTTTAACAATGCGCCAAGCCGAGTCATTCACTTTCGCTGCGCAGTTATTCATCTGCTGAATCCAGTTCTCCTGACCTGCATGCACAAGCCTTTTTGAGTTAAGGCTGTCGTTAAGGTCTCCGCATGCCTGATAGAAGGATGCGCCAGAAATGTCCTGCACGATTTGACCAGCGTTCGAGAGCTTGTCTGCGATTGACTGGGCTGTGTACTTGTCGTAGCAAATTTGGCGCGGGCGATACTGGTCAGCCCATGCCTTGATGTCCACCGCAATCTTTAGATCATCAACGCTTACCTGTGACTCCCACGTTTGTAGGATTCCAACTCCAATGCGACCATCTGGGAGTATTTGTCCAGCAACCAGACTTGCATTACGGCGAGACGGACTGACATCAAATGCAAATACTGTATAGCCGCCCACCGGAATCGTGAGTGTTGAGTCGCTCGTCTCCTCAAGGATTCCATGAGCCCACGGAGAAGCCAGAGAGTCAATCCATTGGCAGAGCAACTCTGTTCGAGTATTTTCAATAGGGCTTGTCGCAACTGCTTCTTCAAGTGCTTCCTCGCTTATCGTATATCCGAGTGCTGGGTTGGCTTGAGCCCAACCTGCACGATCTGTAATCTTGCAATATTGGGGAGCCGAATACTCGTAAAAGCCAAAACTCTTAGGCGGGTTCTCTAACGCCCTTTCTCTCATTCCGTTAAGGACAGTACTGAAAGCGTCTCCAGCATTTGATGTAAGGAGTGTCTGAGAGTTTGGGCGCGCACGCGTAGTTGGGATAGCTGCACGAAATCCTTCTTCGTTAATTTCTCTAAGTTCATCGATATATAGAAAGTCGGCGGTTCTTCCGCGAGAGCCGTCTCTAGTAGCGGCAACAACGTCAAGACGTGTTCCATCGAGCATTTCAATGCTTTCAGTTCCGTTGGCGTAACGTATCTGTTTGACGAATCCTTTAAGGTGGTCATTGCTCTCCAATACTTGTGCAACTTGTCGGAAGGTATCCAAAGCCATCGAGCGGTTCGATGACATAATTAAAATGTTCTTACTATCCCACTTTAGCAGGTGAGCCAAGATCAGCATACGTGCTAGGTGCGTTTTGCCGTTTTGCCTTGCCAGAATTGCAAGACAGGTCTTTCTTATCCAGAAGCCTTGTTTATCTACTGTGAGCATGTCCTTGAGAACGTACTCCTGCCAAGGCAGCAGCGGCATATCTATGATCGTGCATAGGTCTTTGACATCTTGCAGCTTGTTAGCGCCCTTTAATGGGATGCTGGCAAGCCTTGGTTTGGTTGCCCCTCGTAGGGCTTTGGTACGTTGGGCTGGCATCGGGTTAATTCCCGACTGGTCTGGCTGTAAATGGACTGTCTTGGTGAATTACCGACTGTGTCGGAGAGGGATAGGCAGA